ATGGAAGCTCGCAAATCAGGCTGTTGTTTTTTGAGGAAATCGACGCGCGTTTGTTTGCCGGACTTATCGGATGCTGAAACCTCATCAGCAAACACCGCCACGGTAAAGCTGATGGTGTTGGGGTGCGCAGGCCATGGGTTTTTGCCCTTGGGATAAACGCCGGGGCCGAGGCCGTAACGATTCACACGGGCATGCATGTCGCAGATATCCTGCTGGCGATGATTCGGCGAAAGCAGAAAGCGGGTGCCGATGGTGTCCGGATGCTCGAAGGCTGCGGCCTGATATGCCTCGCCGTGGGCGCGGTTGATCTCGGTGCGGAACAGGCGCATGGCGTTATCACGTGGGGAGCCATGGCCGGTAAGCAGGGCTTTCCCTGCCTCACGGGATATGCGTGCAGCATCGGCTTTGCTCATCTTGGCCATGATATCGGCGGGTATCCGCTCACCACGACGCAGGAAATCATCGGCCGCCTGACTGGCTGAATGCCCCTGAATCACGGCCTGCTCAATGGCCGAACCAACCGCCTCGGAAGCGTGGCGATCTATGCGCCAGATGCGATCGGAGAGTTGCAGGCCATCAGCAGCCATGACATGGCGTACGAACTGAACCGCATCATGGTTGACCTGCATCAACGCATCGGCAGCCACGACTGCTTCAAAGGGTGCAGATCCGGCGGCGGCCGCCTGATCAAAGCCGGATGCCAGTTGGCGGTTGCGCTCATCAGCCAGTTGTATGATGCGAGCCTCCACCTGTGCCTGTAGTTGCCGCAGTGCATTCAGATCAACACGGCCATCCTGTCCTGCATAGGCTTCAATATCCGCCGCAATCTGTCGCGCCGCTTCGCGATATATCCGGTCAAGATCAGCCAGTGCCTGCCCATCCAGCCTGCGCAGATCAGCCCGAGCCTTTTTGCTGGCACGCTTGATCGATGCCTGCTTGCCTTGCGGCGTATCAGCGGTTCCCGTCATCAGTTGCTAATCGATGTGGCGGATTCGCCTTTGGGGGCATTGCCGGGNGTGATCGATACACGCTGGCCTCTCTGCCGCACAGGCAGGCCGGATGCTGGTGTGATATTGTGGGGATCAGGGTACGGATTGTGACCTTTCGCCTCATCTTCCAACATCTCCCGCATGCGATCAGGATCTTTGCCCAGCATGCGCCAGATTTCATCGCTCGGGGCGCCCAGTGCCTGCCATTTGAGGGCACGGTCGGTGGTCTGGTTCGGAGTCTCGGTTTTACGCTCTGCAAAGCCCAGGGTGAACTCCTCATCCAGCGGATTGATGCCGGTCAGCAGCAGATCCAGCTCAAACCCCTTGCGATAGACGGAGGCCTGCGAATCCTGCAAGGCATCGACCTCCTCATAATAATCTTTTTTCAAATCTTCCAGGATATCGCGTGCCAGACCGTCATTATAGCCGAACAGTCCCTTCGGGGCGGGGGCACCGGCGAAGAAGGTATCCAGCAGATAGAATACATCGGCAATCTGATCCAGATTGGCATCACCGGAAACAGCCTTCACATCGCCATCGCCGCGCACATAGAAATCGGTGGTGATGCTGGTGATATCCTCCTCATTGCGCTGGATATAGGCATCGACATGCTCATCTGTCATGCCCTTGAGCAAGTGCGCGGTGCGTTGAGGGGCGCGTGTTCGCCGGCGAATAACCAGATCCTCTTCGGTCATAATCAACTTGTGCCAGACCGGACGATTGGCATCCAGATAGGGGCGCCCCATGCAGCCCATGTCATCGAAGTTGTCAGGATCCAGCCGACCCATGGTCATCTGGTACACAGCAAATTCAGCCAGTGTTTGCCCGCTCATCAAATCGACCTGCTTGTATGCTTTTTTGGGATCCTCGAATACGCCGTTTTTGTTGACGATCGGCACGATCGTATCGGCAGGCATGCGGATACCAGCGGCAATGCGATCATCACCAGAGAGCGCCCCCTGATAGGCCAGATTGCCCTCCATGAACAGGCCGCGCGCATCGGATTTCAGCTTTTGAGGATCGTGCAGCTTGCAGCGGCGCTCAAACTCTTTCCATGCCTGGCGCACTTGCTTGTTTTTACAGGTCAGCACCAGTCCACCCTTGATGGCATCGCGCGCCGTGCGGTTGTGAATGCGTTTCACACGCCCGTCTTTCCGATCCATGTCGCGGATATCCATGATCGTGGCGCGCAACTTGGCATCGACCGAGAAATGCCGGTACATGTAGCGTATGGAATCTTCTGGCGTCGCCCGTCGCCCCATCTCTCCGGTTCGGCTGTGCTCCGAATCCACATCGGGCATAACAGGCTGTTCTTTGCGAAATAAGTTCATCAATCCTTCAAACATGATTCACCTCGTTCTTCATCACCATCATCCCCCATCATCGGGCTGCCATCAGTTGTTCTCGCGTCTGCTGTGTGACAGCAATGGTGGTCGGCATCAGGCTCACCGCGCCGCGTGTCATCAGCCCCCATGTGGCCGCCATCTTGGCATCGAACAAGTCATCGCCGATTTTCGGCTTAACCATTTTATAGCTCGAATAACTGCCTTTGGTTGGCTCTGTTTTGATGTTTGAAAGCTGGCGGATGAGTAGTTTCATATCGTCCATTTCTGGATCATCATCGTTGTCGTCCACGTAGGCGATAGCGGCGTGATGGTTGTTAAAAAGTGCTCTCACGCCCTGCGCCATCTGGTGCTTCACCATGCCTTCAAAGCGGATCGGCTTGAACGCCCACTCGCTCCACGTGCTGGCTGTGCTCTGCCCTTCGCCGATGGTCAGGCGGTTAATATCGGTCAAACCCTCCAAAAGCAGATCATCGTTCAAGGCCGTCAGCATACCGATGCCATACGCATCGCCCATGGCAACATCAGGCCTGAAGTAAGACCAATACGATTTCAGATCTTCCTTGATCACGCCCTCATCGGTACCGGGTGGCCAGGTGCGGGCGAAGATGGTGCACGTGTAAGCGCCAATCTGCTCATCGATCACCACAGCGGATTTGGATGACTCAGGCTGTTCACCGTGGCCGGTATGATCGTAGCCCATGGAGATAAAGCCGCGTTTTTTGTACTTCATGCCCGGTAACGGTTGTGCCACTTCAATTTTGGCCATTAAACCCGTCTGCCGGGCGCGTTGAATCCACAACTCCCAGATCAGATTGCGGCTGGCTACATTGACGCAGAGCAGCTGGCGGGTGAATTCATCCTCTGAAAGCTGATCCTGCATCAGGCTGATGAAGCCGCCATCCACCACGCCCAGTTCAATGCCGTTGACCACATGCATGATCGGCAGCGGGTATTGGTACCCCTCCACATCCAGCATCTCCGGACGCATATAACCCTCAGCAATCAGGCGGTGGATTTCGTTCTGTGCCACCTCGCCATGCAGACACCCGATGGCGTGATATTGTCCAGAATCCAACATCTCAGTGAGCGTGTCCGCGCCTTTGAACACGCCGGTGATGCGGATCTGTGGATCGTTCTTACTCTCTTTCGAGGCGTGCAAACGGCGGGAGGAACCCATCATCAGCAAGAATCGGGAATAGAGACGATCTTTTGGCATATCGTCCACTTCTTCCAGGCTGGCCATGGTCATATCGCCGCCATCCACCTGAGCCATGATGCCGTAAGCGCGTGCAAGCGAATGATTGGCAAACTGATAATAGGTGTCGGCCAGCTGCTTGCGCCCGGATTTGTAGTTGATGAAATGCTCCAGCATGTCGCTGGAACGGATCGAATCCAGATGATAGCCGAGGTTGACCAGCGCCTGCGCCTCACGCGGAGCAACAATGCCGAGCTCCTGATCTGCATGGCATGCATTCATCTCCAGATTGTACATCTCCTTGACCGCTGTCTTGCCGGTTCGGCGACTGGCGAAGTCGATACTGTTGGGGTGATCATCCATCTCCTGCATTTTCAGCAGCTGCACAGCATCAAGCTCCACGCCATGCACATATTTGTGCCATAGCGAATGATCACCGGCATAGCGCATGATGTTTTGCTCGGCAACGCTGCGACGGGCGACACGAACTGCGGCGGAGGTGCGTTCAGCCATCGTTTTCACCCGGCGTGGATGGCGTGACATCGATGATTTTCTGGCTGCGTTGAATCATGGCGCGCAGCTGCTCGGACTGGCGGTCTGATTGTTTTTTCCATGCCCGCAACTCTTCGGCGGATACATCGTTGTCATTTTTTTCTGCGGTATCTTTGTCACCGGCTTGCCGGGGCGTCATCGAGGAATCGTTGAGCGTCATACCGTTCTTTGAAACCAGTTCACCGACCAATTTTATCAGCGGATGCGCTGTGACATCGTAGAGCTTGATCAGTTTGCCAGTCTCGGGATCTTCACTGGCTGCCCAGTGGAATATGCCCTCCTTGTCGTAGTACCATTTCGGCGTTTTCAGGCGAACACCATCCTGAATGATGGCCAGAAACATGTCGTCTATCACCGCCTGAATATTGGACTGCAATGTGGCGCGCATGCCAGCCAGCATGGAGGGGTCGCCAGTCTCAAAGGCAACATGGTGCTTCATGTAGAGTTCAACCTTCTTCAAGCACGCTGGATTCGACTTACAGGTGTCAATCAAATCGCACGTTTCACATTGCGCATAGCGCCCCGGTCGGGCTGGGAAAAACGTGGCGACCTGCGAACGCATGCCGTGCTTGAGCGCGTTGAACCGGGTGATCTTGGTCTCTTCAGGCGTCGGGTGACCTTTCAGGTTCCTCGTAACTGCAGCAATGCCTTCTTTTGTTTTCGGTCCTGACCTCCTCGTGTACGCTTTGAGTAGTGCAGCCTCCCATTGCACCTGTTTCGCCTCTTGACCACAATCATGGCACTTCGCGAAATAACGATATGGGTGCCATGGCCGGTCAGGCGCATCCTCAATGCGTCCCGGTTCGGATTCAAACGCATGCCCGCATGCACATTTGAAGTTGATGCTGGCGCGTGGCTCAAGTTGCATTTTTTTCATAATGCCAAACCATCGCCGAAGTCAATGGCGGTAAAAACACCGAAAAACCGTCATTTCGGAAATTTCGGGCTGCATATCACATCTCTGATGGTTCGATGTGAAATCGACAGGCTGTATGTTTTCTGAACCGCCAGGCGAATATCATGAACGGTCAAACCATCGGCATGCAGTTGCCGAATCAAAATATCCCGCTGGAAACGAATCAATTTTTTCACATGGGGAATGGATGCCCTGACGTAAGAACGTTCATCATCGAACAAATCGCTGATAAGCGTCCAGACCTCAATAAACGCATCAAACCCGATACGTTCAGCAATCGCAATCCATCGCCAGTCGATCCCCATTTTTTTTAAGGCTGCGATGCGAGGATCGCGCGCACGTTTTTTTTGAATCGGAGATTCTAGTTGGCTGTAGATATTCAGGTACCCTAATACCCCTCTCCCACTGCCCGTTCGTCTATGCCGAGCCCCCACCCCACCGTTAGCGACACCTTCATCTGTGATTCCACGCCTTGAACTTCGCTTTCCCTTCATGGTTGTCCCCTTGAAACGTTGCTATTGCTTGATTCGTACGCCCTGAACTTCGCTTTATGTCATAGTGCGCATCTCATATTTCTAAGTGGCTGCAGGTCGTTGGGCGTATGGAGGCCTAGTTCTGGAGCCCATCTCATCCCCCTCAAAACATAAGCCCTGCACTGATCTTGCACATTACCCAACCACTACTAATATAATTTATATGCACCATGCGCGGCTAAAACCGACCTACACGCGCAAAATATCACGCAGCCCGGTGACTGGTGTTTTAATTTTTCCAAGTGGATTGGATCGGCTGACTACTTTCCTCAGCTTCCGCATTGCCAGGTGTGAGTATATCTCGGTTGTCTTCGGATCGGCATGGCCTAAGAGGCTCTGCATGATCAACGTATTCACCTCATCCTCAGCCATCTCAGCGCCAAACAAATGCCGGAATGAATGCGCAGACAACTGATCTCTTGGGATCCCTGCCTGCTTGCCATAACGTTTGATCATATCATCGATAGATCGTGCTTTGAGGCGTCGATTTTCCCCGCAATATTCATGGATGGGCACCATTCTGTTGCGCATCGATACGAATAAAACCTTCTCACAATTCGGCAGAGTTCGATCAATTTTATCCAATTCGTGATGGCCGAGGTATGCGCGCACCATGAGCAGCGTTTCTATCGGCGCGGGCACCAGACGTTCCCGATTCCCTTTCTCGACGAAGCGAATNGCCAACTGATCCATCCCATCATCCTGATAGAAAACGAGATCACTTTCATTCAATCGGCACAAGCCACTGACGCGCGGTCCACAACCTGCCAGCACGCTCAATATAGCCAAATCACGCACCCCGATAAACGTATCCAGATCAGGCTGCATAAGTATTTTTTCAGCACTGGATAACTGCAAAGCGATGGGCAATGAGCGTCCAGCTTTGGGGTAAGGTATTTTTTCAGCCGGGTTTCGGGAGATCACATCATTCACTCGCAACCATGAGTAGAATGTGCGCACGGCAGCCACAAGAGGCCGCCGCGCCGATGGTCGCAACGCCAGATTTTTATGGGCATACATGCCAGTGAACTCAATCAGCTGATCACGGCTGGCCGCCTCGATGGGCGTATCGTTCAAGAACGTTTCAAGCAGGATCAGGTATCGGCGATATTTATCAGCAGTCCTTACCGATCTGCCTTCGCTGATCTGCTTATGCAGCAAAAAACGGTCAATCAAATCACTGATAGGCTCTTTTTTCAGATTCATCCTGCACCTCCCCACTTAGTCTTCAGAAATCCGGCATTCACGGCATGCTGTATATGCCTGCAGAGGGAGAATTTGTTGTGGCACTGATCATCACTCAGCACAG